TATGTTAGATACAATACAAGAAATGGTAGACACATTAAAGGAGAAAATATGAGAACTAGAATAGATGCAATATTAAAAGAGCAAGGGCGTTCGCAAGTTTGGTTAGCAAAACATCTTGGGATTACACCACAGCATTTGACTCTTATTATTAATGGGAAAATTAAGTTAACAACTATCAGAGCTTATAAGATAATGGAATTACTAAGTATTAAGTTTGAAGAATTGTACGAGGAGGTTAAGTAGATGAACAAGGTTGATTTAAATAGAAAAATACAGTTGTTAGAAGAAAGCATTGTTGAATTGAAGAAAGCCAATCATAACTTATTACATTGCGAATGTGAGTCTTGTGCTCAAGTACGCAAAACTAACAACAAAAGAGTTATGAGAAACTTTAATGTACTATCAGCAATGTTAAGTAAATTTTATGGTCCGTACAGTGGTCCGTTTGGTAGGAGGTAACTGATGACACAAAGAAAGAGAATAAAAACGTATATGGAAGATTTTGGGAGTATCACAACTAAGGAGGCTGTTATCGATTTAGGTATATTGCGATTGGCTTCTAGGATACACGAGATGAGAAGAGATATGCGTATCGAGGATAAAATGGAAACAGGTACGAATAGATATGGAGAACCAGTGAGTTATAAGAGATATTACTTTGAAGAATCACAATGTAAGTTTACGCTAGGTCAATCAGTAGCATGCGTTAATATAGGGCTAAAAGGTTCTCTAACGAATGGTAAGACGTATAAGGTAACGAATGTTGTATCTCTTCTTAATCAATGGTGTATCCAAATTAAAGATGATGATAATAAATATAGTATTCATCACGAAGATAAGTTTGAGAGGAGATAAAATGGATAAATATCAAGAAGAATTATTTGGAATCTATCAAGATATAGGAAAACCTTACAAACCATTATTACTAATGCAAGAGTTGGTGGATATGAAGACAAATATTAATAGTATTGATTTAGACGAGGTAAAAAAGTCGTTGGAATTATTATCTCATATGGGTCAACACGATTTAGAACATATGTATAAGATAAGTCCAATCGCAGCATTGCAAACAATCCAAAGGTTAATAGACACAGTAAAGGAGGCACAAGATGAATAAAACTAAAAAGTTTACTGAATTTATTAAACAAGATTTTGATGTAACAAAAGACTATAAAAAAGAGGAGATTAATATGGATAAACAAAAAATGAAAGAATTTGAAGCACTAGCAACACCGTTATATGAGTGGTTGATTGCGAATACTGACCCTCACACATCAATTATTATAGATTGGGATTCAATGAGAGTTGTATCAGATGAAATTGGTATTCCGAAACAACATCCTATGGCGAGCGAGTAGATGACTAGCCTATTAAAACAAGCATTTATAGACTACTGTAAAAGCGGTGGCGATAGTATCGAATTAGCAAATGATAAAGTTACTTACGCTATACAACATTGTTCTAGTATGGATTATCGCCCATTTACAAGGTATTTACTTAGTTTGAATCCTTGTGTAGTGTGTGGAGAAGTTAATCACGAAGATAATTTACAAGATATTAACGGTCAAGGATTAATGTGTTCTGACTGTACGAAATAGGAGGAATAATATGAGCAAGATGAAAGAGGTTGCCGAGTTGTTAGGCGTTACTCTTGGTAAAGAGTTTAAGATAAAAGCTGACAAATTAATTGTTACTGGAACTTTTATTCTTGAAGAAAAAGGATTGTATAGAACAGGTTTCGGAGTTATTGACACACCGTATACTAATGGTGATACTTATTTACTTAGTTTATTGAACGGTAATTATATAGTTATGGAGGAGGAATAATATGGATTATGAAAAAGAGTATAAAGATTTGCTTGAAGAAGTAGAGCAAATGGAAGATACAAAGAGGTATCCAAACTTTAGAACTTTAGAACCAAGTGAGATAGATTTAAGAGTAGCTCAAGTTAACAAGTCTTACATCAATGTATTGCTTTACAAGGACGCACGTTGCGATATGAACGTACTTGATGATACGGTAGGTAAGATGAATTGGAAACGTAGTCACTCAAGGGATAACGCAAATTGTGTTGTTGAAGTTTGGGATACTGTAAAAAGTCAATGGATTGGTAAAGAGGATACTGGTACACAATCATTTACTGAAAAAGAAAAAGGATTAGCAAGTGATAGTTTCAAGCGTTCTTGTTTCAATTGGGGTATTGGTAGAGAATTATATACTGCTCCTAACCTTTCAATTAGAGGTAAAAAGGACGAGATAATAGATACTGGTAAAAAGAAGAAATATAATAAACCAATCTATACTACATACGCTAAGTTTTTTGTTCACGATATTGGTTATGACAAGCACCGAGTTATTAATAAATTAGTAATCAAAGATTATGATGGATATTTCAGATATGCTTTAGGTGAAAATGAACTTAAAAGATTAACTACTATCTCGGAAATAGAATTATTGCTTACTGATAACAAGGAGTTAACTGGTAAAATGTTAGGACATTATAAGATTAGTGACATTTACGAACTTGACTATAAACAAGCGATTGACTGTAAGGGACTGCTATTAAAAGGTAATAGTTAATGAAATTAATTGGTAAATATCTACGTTCACTGTTTAACTCAAATGGTGAACTAGAAGTTACTTTCAAAGTTGATAACCACTTTTACATTAGACAAGCACAAACGCTTAATGAAGATGATATGCTGAAACTTGATATATCGGTGGTTAAGCAAAAGAGGTCGCAAGAACAAAATCGCTTGATGTGGGCTTTGTTACATCAACTTGAAATTGTAACCGAAGAAGATAGTTGGAATTGGTATTGTAAAGCCTTAGAGGAAACTCGTGCTAAATTTACATATAGATTCATTCCTGATACTGAAGATGATAGAGAGTCGATAAAAACGGAATGGCGTGCATCTACATTGTTAGGTAAAAGAACACTGATAAAAGAGAATGGCGAAGAAGTTGAACTATTAATGTATCGTTGTTATTACGGTTCTAGTAAACACTCGGTTGAGGAAATGACAAAATTAATCGAAACTATTAGTGCTTGGTGTTACGAACACGATATTGATATAGATATTTTAAAATATGAGGAGGTTAAGTAGATGAGAATAATTAGTCAAAGCGGATTGAAAGATTGTGAATATAACGGCAATCTATTAGAGTTGGAACTTACCAAAGATGGTGGAATGTTGTTTAGAGAAAAAATGTATGGTAGAACTCTAGGTGAATATTCTTCAAAAGAAAAAGCATTAAAGGTTATGGATTTAATTAGAAAAGCAGATATGGTTGATAATACGGAAATTGAGTATTTTAATGAAAATTTCGAAGGCCAAATACTAGACTTTTTAGTTACTAGCATTGGCACAGTTAAAAAAATTTCGTATTTCTATATGCCACAAGATAACCAACTTTAATGGAGTATCTTAAACACCACCAATTGAAAAAGACCAAAAAGCAGAAACCGTACAAGCGTATGCGTAATAGGGCGATTAGGTTTAATACTAGGACTAAGGCGTTAGAGTTTGATCGCATTACTAAATTGGAAATATTTAAACGTGATAAAGGTCGCTGTATCTTAACTAAGCGTACTGACAATTTAACATACGCTCATCTTATCCCTCGTAGTAAAAATGGATTAGGTATCTTACAAAACGGTGCATTGATTACTTGGGAGGTTCATCAAGATATGGACGTGAACGAGAATAGAGTATCACAAAAAGATTTTAGGAGTTATATGGATAATTTATATCCATTGTTTAAAGATGAAGATAGGAAATACAAAAAATATTAGGAGGAATTAAGATGGACAAAGTAAATTTATATGACGAAAGATTTATAGTTGTTAAAGGACACGAAGATTTTTCGATAGTTAACGAGTATTGCCGATTAGGTTTTGTAGAACACAACCACTATAAAATCGAAAGTAAAACCGATTACATTTATGTTTTAAGAAAGTATAATCGCATTATAATCGAGGAGGCAACAAATGAATTTAAACGATAAACAATTAAAAGTATTTAAACTAGACCCAATTACTATTGCAGTAGATAAATGTAATGAAATTTTAAAAGAGTTAGATATATGTGTCGGTAGTGTAGCATATGTAAACAAAGACGCTTGGACTAGTCACGCTGGCGAAGATTATATGACTCTCGAAAATAAGTTAATGCTAAAGAATACAAGAAATGAAATTTTAAAATTGGAGAAAGAGTAATATGAACATTAACGGCAAGTACGGAATGATATTCCACAATGAGAAAGATGGCAAAACGTGGATTAACTTATCCGATAGTAGCAAGAATTTAGATGAAACATATACAAATCAAAGTTGGAATGTACGCTTTAAAAAAGGTACGGAGATACCAACCGACCGTAGCAAGATTAATTACAAAGGGTTTATGAGTTATTGGAAACCTAACGATAAAACATTTACAACGATACAAATTACTGAATGGAATTATGTAGATGACCAACCTAAGCAAGAAGCTAAACAAGAACCAACGAAGAATAAGTTTAACCCTTTCGACAGTGTTAAGGAAGATAAGAACGAAGACCCATTCTCTAGTGCGAGTTCAATCGAGATCGGCGATGATGATTTGCCGTTCTAATGCAACTAACATTATTCGATAACACAAGTAACAAAGATATAATTGAATGCGTCATACAGCGTTTAAATGCGTTTGACGATGTAAGAGAGATAACCAAGAGAAGAGTGATTAGGGACGTGGTTCGAGAATTACGTCCTAACCTCTTGTTCTTAGAAAGTATTAGATTGACAAATAAAATATATGAGGAGTGGGAAATGTGAAAGAATATAAAATAAAGTATTATTGTGGTGTAACATATGTTGGAACAATCGTTAGCGAAGATGAATTACAAAAATTAAGAAAAATGAAAGACGTTGATATTATCAGCGTGAAAGAAGTGAAATTATGATTTTAGCAATCGACCCAGGTAATACCGAAAGTGGTTATGTAATAATGCTTGACGATTATACTATATGTAGTTTTGGTAAAATACCTAATGATGAACTTTTAAATAAAATAGATAAAATCGGATTTAAAGATATAAAAGTAGTTATTGAAATGGTGGCTAGTTATGGAATGTCAGTCGGACAAACTATATTTGACACTTGCGTATGGATAGGAAGATTTAAACAAGCGTCATTAACTAAAGGTAGAGAAGTTACATTAGTATACCGCAAAGATGTAAAGATGAACTTGTGCGGTCAAACTAGAGCTAAGGATTCTAATATAATCCAAGCGTTGATAGATAGATTTGCGTATGACGTGCCTAACCGTGGTAAGGGGTACAAGAAGTCGCAAGGTTATTTCTATGGCTTTAAAGCGGATATTTGGCAGGCTTATGCTTTGGGTGTAACTTATATAGATTCACTGATGAATTTATAGTTGATAAAAATGGAGTTGGAGTTATGATTATAATAGAAGATGTGCTATAATATGGTATAGGTATTGAACGCCTTAACAACTAGGAAATAATAACTTATAAATCGCACTTTGATATATGAGTCCAGCGAACTACCCTCTTCTTCCTAGTGAAGTGGGATAGTTGTTCAACGTTGGGCTGACATATTAAGGTGTTTTTTAATTATAAAGGAGGAACTATGGATAAAAAAGATGTATTAAAATGTTTAGAAAATTTGTATATAAAGGCATCTAAGTATGATTCACAATTTGCTAGGGGGTCGAACGTCGTTTATAAAATTTTTCACGAAAGCACTTACGATGATAACGATTTAATAAAACAATATATTAACCAAGAGGAGGAAGAAAGATGATGAAGTTATTTAAGAAGTTAGATGTTAAACTCGTAGCATTTATGAAAGAATTTGGAACTTTAAATGGAGCGACTAAAACCATTATATTAGCACCTATTTGGATACCATTAGTAGTATCGTTTATAATCGCAGTAAGTTAGGGAGGACGAATAAGAATGTTTGAAATAGGAGATTTTGTAGAAGTGCACGACGCTTCACATAGTTATTGTAATGTATTTGGAACTATATCCCATTTGAATAAAGATGGAACTATTGAAATACAAGAATACGATTGTGGTATTTATTTTACTGCTAACGTGGAACAATTACAATTAAAACTATAATAAGAAAGAGGTATAATATGAAAAGATATATGTTATATGAAAATGAAATATGGGAAGTAACAAAAGAGAAGATAGGAGAATTTAGTACTTGCGGTGGGTTCTTTAATAACACTCCTAGTACTTGGAAAGAAAAATGCTTTGATTTAAAGAGACCGCTTAGAGATGGATTTTTCATCACAGTTGGTTGGAGCGTTAGGGAATCTTTATGTAAAGAAGTTTATAAGGAAGAGGCATAAAATGAAAATTAAATGCGATTGTGGTTGTACGATTAACCAACCAGTAACATCAAGAATGAATGGATATGTTAGAATTATATGTTTTAATTGCAAAAAAGATTATGTAATAATTCTTACCGATAATGATGGTTTAGAAAAAGTAGCAAAAGTTTTAGCGAACAATAACCAATGATTAACCAACAAGAGAGCAGGAGAAAAAGATGAACGCTAAAGAAATGTTTGATAAGTTAGGCTATAGTGATGTTGGAAATAGAAATGATGAATGTGAAGTTTGTTGTTATGAAAAAACAAGAACACAGTCAATAGGATATGACTTTTACCAACAAAGTATCTCAATTATTTTAACGATAGATTGTGCAGTTACAAAAATCATTGATGCAAGTGGGGAAAAATTAGAATTAAATTGCGAAGAAATACAAGCAATACATCAACAAATGAAAGAACTAGGTTGGCTAGATGATTAACCAACTAGAACTAAGGGAGAGTGAAGATTAATGAAGAAAAAAGTTAAATGTTGGCAATGTGACAAGATAAATAAAATCAATCTTAATGTTATAAATATCACAAGTCCGTATGTAGAATGGAAATGTGAGTGCGGTTTTGAGAACAACGCTTATAATGTTATTACTAAAAAAAATGAAACTTCAAGGGAAATATATAACTATCATAAATTATATGAAGAACGTTTAGGTTTATATAATGATGCTTTAGATTATGCAATTAAGGTTTTGAAAAAACAATATAAGAGAACCAAAAATGAATATACTAAAATGGATATTTGTTTTAAACAATCATCACTTGAAAATTTAAAGTGTGATTTAGAATTATAGGAGAGTGGAGATTAATGAAAAAGACAAATTTTCTATTATACAAGGATAATTTAAAAGCCGTTATTGATTTGACTGATGCTGAAGCTGGTCAATTATTTAAGGCTATTTATTCTTGGGTTAATGGTAGAAAGGTATATGAGATAGAAGATGTTAAGACACAAACTATATTTGATTTTGTGTTCAAGAAACATTTAGAGAACGATTTAGTTAAATACAAAGAGCAATGCGATGTTAACTCTAACAACGGCAAAAAGGGTGGTAGACCAAAGAAAGCGAAAAAACCGAATGGGTTATTGAATAACCAAAGTAAAGCGAAAAAAGGCGATAAGGGTATTGATACTGATATAGATACTGATAAAGATATTAAAAAGATATATTTAGACTTCGTTAAATTAACTGAAAAAGAATATACAAAACTTAATACCGACTATGGAAAAGAAGTTATTGATAGTTTTATGATTAGACTAAATGACTATGTTGGTTCTACTGGTAAAAAGTACAAGTCACATTACCACACTATATTAAGTTGGTTAAGAAAAGATAACGTTATTAAAGATGATGCTAAACCAAAGACAAATGCACAACTATACTATGAACAAGTGGAAAGGGAAAAAGGAAATGTTGGAAATTGAAAAATGTATACTAGGAGCGATACTCCTAAATAATAAAGTGTTAGACAAATGTATGCTGTTCTTAGAGGTTAAAGATTTCAAAGATGGTTACAATCAATTAATATATCAGACGATGGTTAAAAACAAAACTAACAACATTGTGAATGATTATATTACAATCCACAAAGAGATGAAACAAATTACTGACATTGATATATTTGATTATCTAATCGAGTTAGCTAACTATGTTCCTACATCTGAAAACATAGACAGTCATATCAAAATAATTAGAGAGCATAATAACTTAGAGTCTATCGTTGGAACACTTGAAACAATTAAGAATAAAAATATGGAGACTGCTCCAGCGATTCAACTAATCGAAGATACTATTGATAACTTAACTTATGTCGATAATACCGAAACAACTGATTTGAATAAAAACATCAAAGAATATTTACATAGTATCGCTGATGGTAAAGACTTAGAAAAATGTATACCAACATTGTATGAGTTGCTTGATAGAAAATTAATGATTAGAAATGGTAACTTTATAGTAATAGGAGCAAGACCTGCCGTTGGTAAGAGTGCTTATGTATTAAACTTGGTTAAACATTTCGCTATGCAAAAGCAAAAGGTATTATTTATATCTTTGGAAATGACTAAAGAAGAAATACTAAATCGTCTTGTAGCAATGGTTAGTGGTATAAACGTGTCAAGGATAATTAACAAGAAACTAAATTCATATGAGATTCAACAAGTGTTGAGAACTGAACTAGAGTTAAAGAAATACAACATTAAAATTTTTGATCGTGGCAGTTTGAATATCGAAAACTTAATTAACTTAACTCATAAACTAAAAACAAAAGGGCAAGTTGATATATTAGTAGTTGATTATATTGGATTGCTTGGGACTAAACTATTTAGAGAAAGTAGAGTTAATCAAGTTGGTTATATCTCTAGGAAGTTAAAACAAATTGCTATGGATTTAAAGATACCAGTAATCGCTCTAGCACAACTTAACCGTAACGTGGTAGACAAAGGCAACGGAAGAAGTAGAAAGCCAGTCCTAGCGGATTTACGAGACAGTGGGAGCATAGAGCAAGACGCTAATGTAGTAATGTTTTTACACCAAGAGGAAGATACAACTCACGATGATAGATTTTTAAAATTGATATTAGCAAAAAACCGTTCAGGAGAAACTGGAGAAATAGATATAGTATTTAAAACTAAAACGATGACATTCGTTGAGAGTGAGTTCAGAGATGGAAATTTCGTGCAATTAGAACCGACAAAAATAGAAAATGTATTTGAATAGGAGGATAAGATATGCCAAAGTTCATAAAAGTATCAAACGAGGAACGTTTAATCAAGGCTAGGATAGATGCTAGATTTGCGTGGATAGAAAAGAAGTTAAAGGATAAGAGAAAATGAATAAGCGAATAGAGTTACCAAGTAAAGACATTTTACAATTAATTAGCGAGAGGAAACTTATAGGAGGGTAATATGAAAGAGATGAAACCGTTAGAGGCAATAAAAGTAGTTGAACGTGAGCCGTTAGTTCCATTGAATAGTTGGTATGCAAAAGAATTTCACATAGTCTATAAAGCACTAGAGAGATTAGATAAGATTGATAGTATTGATTTAGATTGTGACGGTGTTCGAGGTGCATTTGATAGCATTGTGAATGGAACTTTTTGTGAAGAGGATGAAGAAATTATAACTAAAAATTACGAATCATTAAAATCGTTGCTAGACACATTAAAATAGCACCCAATGGGGTTGGCTTATTAGGAGGTAGTTGTGAATTTATATAATGTTATTTTTAAAAAACATCGAATCTCCTCACATCGACTGTACTTGTTGTTGTGGTTATGATATTATTGGGTATAGAAAGATAGATAAGGGCAACCCCCTAGGAGAATATAATGAACACAACTAATCAATCAAGAAATTTAAAAGATGCTAAAAGAAAATTTAAAAGAAATACAGACTTAGGTAAATATTCAATAGAAGATAGATTCTTAGACGTTTGTATCACTGAATATTTAACATTTGATGAAGCAAAAGCATTATTAACAT